AGCAGAAGCACCAACCAAAGCAAGGCTAAAAACCCCAACAAACTGTGGAGCAGAAGGAATGTATTGTTCTTTCCACTCAACTGCTTCATAGAGAGTTATACATTCACTTCCATCTTGCCCTCTTTCATGCCCAATAACACGTTCTAACTTTTTATCGTTACGAAAATCTCCAACTCGCTGATCATTTTTACCAGGACAGGGAGGAAAATCTGGTGGAGGAGGAGGTGGTGCATCAGGAATTTTTGGCTGCTCTGTTTCTGGTAAAGGTGGTGGTTCGTTTTCAATAGGAACTTCTTCCGTTATTACTAAATCTTCTGGAGAATAATCAAGTGGTACAAAACTAGGAAATGGTACATCGCACGTTGTAAACACTCCGTTTGGATCTTCTAATAACAAATTACGATTACCAGTATTTTTTATATCTCGATGTTGATAAGTACAACCAGGAACATCAATATCTGGTGGCTTTGCTATCTCTATATAATGTGGACTATATATTTCTGGAACGTTTGGAACATAGATCTCAGGAATACTTATATCAGGTATTTCAATCGTAGGCATCTCTAGGAAGGTAAACTTCTACAAATGAGTAACATTTAGGACAAGAAAGATTAGTAACCATACTATATTCTCCAGATCTTAATGGATAATCTTCTCCATCCATATCGTGATCTCCACCCCAGATCAGTTCAGTCTTACAATGCCAGCAGTTCAAATTCCTAATCCTTTTGGTGGTGCTGGTAAAGATGGGCCAGTAATATCAGGTAATTCTTTTTCTAATACTTTTGGCATCATTCCTTGAACATTTCCAAGAATCTCGTTCATAACTCTTGATTTAAACTGTTCTGATGTTACATATTTGTATCCAAGGTACGCTCCACCACTCATGGAAGCTACCATTATAAATGAGATAATACTCAAAACCTGACAGATCCGATTTAACATAAAAAAAATGATTAAATTTGCAATTTTGAAAGCACTATCTTTTTCAAGTGTACTTGTATTACTGCTTATTGTAGCTCTATCCCCTCTCTACGTCACTATGGGATTAATGACAAGACAGATGCACGAAAAGGTTAATTAATCAGCAGCTTCAGGTGTATTTCCATCTGCTACCCACTCAAGGTACTCTTGGTAGTCGGTGTTTGCTTCGTCAAATGGTATAGAAGCTCCATCTGATAACCTCATTACGCTGTTTACTGGATCGCCAGATATAGCTGGACTAATTAATTTGTAGCTCATAATTCTGCACTCAAAGTAATTTTACCGCTTGAATCATTGTTTGCTGTCATAATACAACCTTGTCCCATTGTTAAACCTGATGAAACAATACCTTCAATAAATATTATATTTCTAGCCATGTGAGAACTAGCAACACTATTAACACCTGAGGAAGTATCAGCGTGTAAAATTCTTAAATTCCCCGATTTTGTGACAGTAGGAGAACTTCTCATTTCTGGGAAAAAAACTATGAGATGAGCATTAGTTGAGTTTCTAATTCTACCTGAAGCAATAGGCCCATAAGCATCTGCTGGGCTCTGAGGAAACTGTTGGTAATATCGCTTACATAAAGCAAGCTCCTGATTGAATGATTTATGCTCAAACTCGGTTGCCACGCTACCTACTTCTAACTGAACTCCTGTAAGATACCATTCGTTTGAAGTAGAATCTGCAAAATTTACTTGACCTACTCTGCTGTTTGCATTAGAAGATGATCCCCAAGTTGTTTGTAAAGTTCCACTCGTGAAAGTTGTACCAGCTACTAGAATAAATTTAACGGATAAAGATTTTGCATTGTCATTACCAAAAGCACCAGTTGTATCCGCTGGAAAAATTAGTGTATATTTATTCCAATTTGCATCTGATACAGTATATGTTTTACAAACCATTCTGTTGTTATCATGGTCAAATAACATAACAACATAAGTTCCATTTTTTGTGCTTTTAACATGAAAACTCAAAGCATATTGTTTTGCATCTGATGTGCCTTTAGCAAAATCTTGTACATCTTGTCCTTCTAAACTCTGTTGAATTTCTAAAAGTGAACCTGCAGAAAGAGATCCATTAGCTGTTGTAACATCAACTTTATATGAATTTGCAAAATCATTAGGGCTATCTGTTGATTGACTAACTGTTACCGTACCGAAACTACTACCTCCAAGCTTGTATCTATCTGGTCCATCAGCATACTCACTACTTGTTATACCTGAATCTGACGTACCCCTTTGAGACACTTGCATAGCTCCATTAATTATTTTGTTTCTATTACCTAATTGTCCACCATTAACAGATGTAATATTGGCAGTACACGTTCCATCAGTATTGTTGACAGTAATAGCAGCAGTACTAGCTCCTACCCCTTTTATCGAATTTACCTTGATCTCTGACATAATTAACTAGGTTTTGGGTACTTGTCCTTAACAGCTTTTATCACATTATAAAAGCCAGCTAACTTTGTTTTCAAGTCTGTGTCAGCATCTATAGCATGGAAAAGTAAATCTAATTGCTCTCCAATTGCAGGGTAACTGTCTAATCTTGCTGTTTTATATTCATTAGCAGCTTTCTCTGCTGCTGCTGCTGTTTCCTCTGCATCTCTAGCAGTCTCTTCTTCTGCTGTAAATGCAATTCTTTCTCCATTGATAAGTTTGTATCTAGTCATTAGCCTTTAATTCCGTAAAGAGTATAAAAATAATTATTAATATCTCCATTTTCCATATGAAAACTAAATCCAGTAGGATATTTCGTATCGTCATAAAGATGACCTTGTCCATTTGTCATACGAGCAGCATTACCCTGTTCTCTATAGACTGCGTTCCATGATACAAAGTTTGATAACCATTTAGCACTTGCATCATCACCAGACTCTCCTACAGAAATTCTCATACTGATACCAATACCTTCACTTGCATGATTTCCAATGGAACCAGTTAATATCATTTTTGTGCTACTTGCGGCTATACAGTTACTTGTATTAGAATCTTTCTTTTCATTAAGACCATAAGAATAACTGTTGCCAGTAATATTAGAACCACTAGCACCACCTTCTCTATATCTAAATCTTAATGAGACAGCGTCATTTGCAGGTTGAAAAACAGCAACTAAATCAAAAAACTTATATGTTGTAACATCTAAATTATCAAAAATAATTTCACTTCCACCCGAAGTACCACTTGCTTGTTGTAATTTTACATAATCACTAGATATTCCAGTTAAGTTTGCACCAGAAATAGCTGGTAAAGCACCAGAAAGTTTTGTTGCATCAAGTGTACTTTGACTTGTAACAAGAGTTCCATCTGCAATATCTGGTAAACTTATAACTCTGTTATTACTAGATGAAGAAGGTGCTTGGATACTTATAGACCCACCACCTGATGCTGCGTTTAGTTTAATCTTTGCTGTCATGGTTTAGGATATTTATCTTTGATAGCTTTGATAGTGGTTTTCCAGCTAGCTACACCACTATGATAAATCGTATCAAGCTGATCTTCAATACTTGGATATTCTGCTGCTCTTTTACGACTATAATCTTTTGCATCAAAAGCATCTTGCATTGCTTTCAATCCAGCATTGACTTCGGACTCTGTTGGTTTTGAACCACCATCATGCACTATTAAGTTTGCATAAACTTGATTTTTGTTATCCGAATAGCCATACCAACAACCTGTTCTATAGCTTCCAAGCCAATCATTTATGTGGTCTGGTCTGCCTGTTATTCTATCCATTATGTATCTCCTAATCTAATAAAAGTAGCATAAGTTTCATTGTAACTGCTATCCCCTCTTATATATTCAAAACCTTGACCAGCACCAAATTCAAATTGTACTTTTTGTTGACTTACATCAGTGCAATCAAATAAAAGTGCAGCAGACGCAGTTCCTAATGTACTTATACTTGTACTAAATCCTCCTCCACCCCAGTGAACGTGACCTTGTGAAGCAACAGTGTAACTACTGTTATTTGTTGTTATTTTTATAGCAACAGTTGATCTATGTGATTTGTTAGTTGTGTTATCAATATACATCTGACCAAAGAATTGAATATGCCATATTCCAGTTGTAGGAAAAGAAAATGTTCCACTTGTATTTGTTACACCAGTTCCTAAATAACCCTGATTACCAGAATCAGGTCTTTCCCAGTTTTGAAGTGGACTTGTGTTTCCTTGATGGCTTGTTGTGTTTCTCCATATGTCCGCTACTGTAATTCCAGCAGATACAGTTCCCCATTGAGGTGCAGCACTAGCACCTTGAGATAATAATGCCTGACCAGAAGTTCCATAGTTTGCACCAGCTACACCTAATTGACCAGCAGCACCTATTTTAAATCTAGACGATCCACCAGTATTTAAATCAATAATATCTGAGCCAAAGTTGATTCCTGTATTACTATCTGTTCCTGTTAAAGCTGGTGCTGAGTTTGATCCGTCAACTCCAGAAATACCAGTAGTGCCGTTAATGTTTAATGCCATAACTAAAGAATAACAAGGATTGCACCAGATGGCACAGTAACAGTTACGCCCGAATTTATTGTAGGACTAACTGTATGTGCGTTTTTGCCAGATGATAAAGTGTAATTTGTTGTAACTGCTTGATCCGACTCGAAAAATACTTCATCTGTACCTCCTCCCGTAGCTCCAGCACCACCTCCAATCGCACCCCAAGCACCATTGTTATAGCCTTCAAACTGATTCAATGTTGAATTATGCCTAAACATACCAACAGCAGGAGTTCCATCTCTTTGAGCCGTTGTACCAGATGGAATTGTTAAACTCGATGTATAGTTATGAATTACTTTTCCTGTAAAAGTTGAACCTGTTAATGCTGCATGACCAAAGTTTGCTTCATTTATCTTTCCAAGAACAACATAAGTTGCTGTATCACCCGAAACTGCTGTTGCTATTTTTAATTCGTTAGTAGAAGTATTTATATGAGGTTGAAACTGAGCTATATTTGCTGCTCCTGATGGATCGCTACTTCCAGAACTTATTGTTCTTAATGCTTGAAATATTTCATTTAACTTCGCACGAACCGCAGCACCCGTTCCGTTGGCGGTTTGATAATTATTACCTGTTTCGCTGGTAGTAGATCCTGGTCTAGCCATTTATAAAACAAATATTGATTTCATTCTAACTTGCTTTACCAAATCCGACAGCTTGATATGTAAAATTCCTATCAACTGAATTATTTGATGAATTTTTGAAGTGTACACTAAATCCCGTTCCAGTGACATTAGTAACCTCGAAGAAATCCCCTGATGCCATATTATAAGCTGTAATACCAACAGAAGGCAAACTACTATTTACACCACCAAGTCCAGAAGTTCCTGTAAAGAAAGGATGTTGGAACGTAACTGCTTTTGCTCCTGCTCCACTTGCTATGGTTGCAGCACTTTGTTCAGTTCTTCTCTGCATAGAAGCTGTATAACCTAACTGAAATACTCGAATATCCTGTGCTGGATCATCACTTGTTAAATTTACTTTAAACTGAAAACCTCTTCCTTTATATGTTCCATTAGCAAATGTCTGAAATGCAGTGTAAGTAGGAGATCCAGTATTAGGATTATCCTGAGTAACACGAACTTGCATAGTTGCATTTACTTCGGTTGCAGTTAATCCTTCAAAATCACCTCTTGCATCTAAATCTGGTATTGAATCGAATAAATCAGATGGATAAAACGCTTCTGTTAAAAAATGACGTTTTAAATCTAAGCTATACACATCTCCTAAATCTAAAGTAGTAGTTCCTGGTGCTCCACCAAACTCATAGGTTCCTAACGGAGAAATGCCTCCAACATCATCCAATGAACTTTCAGCATCAAAATCTGCAATACTATCAAACTGTCCAACACCAGTTAAATTTAAGGAGTTTGTTATAGCATCAAAAGCAACATTAGTTTTTGTTCCTTGAAACTTAGGTACATCTTGATCTTCTCTTCTTGTTTGAATTAATTTTGCATCAAGGTTGTCTGGTAAATCTAAAATTACACTTGCTTCACCAGCACTAAATCTACCTCCATCATCTTGAAATTTTAAAATATATTCTCCCTCAAGATACGGAACTTCTGCTTGTGTTGTATTACCAGCTAATGCTTCGATCAAGTCAGTAGCATTAGAAAAAGATCCCGTTCCATCAACTTTTGAAGAATGTCTTACATAAACACGGCCACCATGAGTAACATCTAAATCTGTTGCTAAATTCCAACGTAATCTAACTAATTTTTCATTTATAGGTTCGGCAGTAAGACCTGATACATCAGCAGGAACAGCAGTTTTTCCGACAGTTGTAAAAGTTTCACTAGCATCTGTAGCACTAGCTTCTAAAGCTGCATTTAAACTACGAACAGATACTTCATAAGATCCCACTTGTGAATTAATAATTTCAAAATCAGGACTACTGGTTGTAACAGAGACAACGTTATTATCCTTAAATCTATAGTTAACCAAATAATTTGATACACCAGTTACAGGCTGCCATCTGACAATTAATTTAGATACAGGTTGATTATTTATAAGGACTATAGTTTCATTAGCTGATAAACCACTAGGAGGAGGTTTAAGAAGATTTAAAGTTGTTATCTGTTGTACTGGAATTGGTTGGTTATCTTCGATAAACGCATATTTTTCATTTACATAAGCTAATGCTGTTATTTTGTAGTTAATTCCATCAAATTCTTCAACAGACATAACTCTGAAGGACTGAGCAGAAACAGTATCATTTTCAAGCAACCAAACACTATTGGAATTTGGTGTCTGACTTAAAGCACTAGCTAACGTAATTATTTTTCCTGATATTGCAGTTATATTTTTAGTCTCAACTGTTCCATTTGGTAGTATTACACTTAATTTAGGATTATTTTCAACAGATAGATCAGTTGCATCCGAATCATCTACAGTTATTTGAGTTGTTGTGGCACTAGCTATCCTTCCCCCTCTTCTCACACCTGATCTTGCTGGATCAGCAACACTAATAATCGTTCCAGGTCTAACAACTACTCCTGATTCCATTGAAGCAGAGAAATTAACTACTTCTGTTTCTCTTTGCTCTGTAAACAGTATTGCTTTTGCAAATCTTCTTGCTTGACCTCTACTTGTACAACCTAATGCTTTAACTCTTTTTAAATGATGTCCATATTTGTTTTTATAAGCTGCTTCTGCCTCAACTTCTTCAAAATCTAAATCTCTAGTTTCCATATTAAAAAAGGAAACTGCAACAACTGTAGCTCTAGTTTTTAAACTACTTCCCGTATAACTAAATCCTTCTTGTCCAACATTAGCCAGAGTAAATAAATAGCTTGGATCTTTTGGACTATCTTGAGTAAGAAGTAATGCTCCTTCAGACCAAATTGGCATACATCTCATTATTCCTGACAAAGTTCTTATAACATCAAATGCCTCAACACTTGTCTGGATATTTATGTTGCAAGCAAATCTAGCTTCTTGTCCACCAAATCCATCATCAACAAGCTCATTCGAAAACTTACTTGCAGTTACAAAAGAAAATAAATCTAAATTACTATCAACAATATGATTACCTAACCCATATCTAGTATTAGTCAAAAGATCAAGTAAAATTAAACTTGGGCACGTTGTCCATTGAGCAGCACCCATTACACCATTGAAAATATAACCAGCAGGGTAAACAACTCTTCCAGTTTGTAAATCTACAGTTGGAGTACCAGATGAGTTAGCTCCTGCACCTGGAATCCTTACTTTTACTCCTCTAATTTTAAATTTTCTATCAGGAATCCTACTAAAAAATTCCGAATCTAAACGTAATCTTGTATAGGCACAATCAGGGTATGTGCTTGAATCATCTTCTAATTCTGAAAAAGATTGCCAAATTAGATCTCTTGATATTTTATCTGTACTATTTGCAGATGTTTTTACGACACGAACATCAACAGGATGAGCACCTGTAAGATCAATTCTATATTCTCTGTTATAAGCATCTGCTGTTCTTCCTCTGATCGTATCAGAAACTAATGTAGTAAAACCACCGCCATTGTACTGAAGTTGAATATCAAAACTAATCGAAGAACCTACAATATCTCCATCATCTTCCATTTGTTGTAAGAGAGGTGCAGTGAGAGTAACTTTTACTGCATCTAAATCACTGTTATTAGTAAGCTGTCTAGTTACAGGAACACCATTTGAGACTTCTAATCCGACATTGAAAACAGAAGAACTTCCCGAAACTCTTGACATTTTAGTTTGAGAACTTGTTCCAAAACGAACATCAAAATCTACATTTTGATGATTAAATTCAGCATTTTGTGGATTAGTCGAATCAGCAGTAGCAGCTAACACAGGAGTATCATCTAAAAAAATATCTTTCTTTGCAGCGTTTAAATATGCAGTCGTTCCTTTGGTTCTACCTTCTTTTGATGGACTTGAAAAACCTTCAATCTCACCTTCAGAAATAAGATCGAGTAAAGTAGCAAACTGCTTACTATGTAAGTTATCTGGAGTAATAGTTGGAGGGCTACCTCCACCTCCTTTGCTACTTTTACCGCCACCAGCACCAGCAATATTTGGCCCTAACCCTGCATTATGAACACGGATTGTGTTTGCGATGAAAGTATGATGACCTTCAACAGTTAAGTTGTAGACAGTATGATTTCCAATAGCCTCACGTTCAATAATTGGTCTTAAATGACCAAACTCATCAACTAAACAATCGTCAGTTCCTAAAGTATCTATACCAACAAACGCATTAAATTGATTCAATACCCAATGGTTTGGTGTCGCATCTAATGTTTTACCACCCCATATTGTGTACTTAACAACTGGTTCGTTTTCATGCTCATGTACTTTTAAAACTTTGGCATGATAAATAGTGCCTTTATCATCAAAACTACAAACAATATCACCAACACTAATTTGTTTTATTGGTTTTGAACCACCTGGAATAGATACAGGAGTATCACCAGTAAAACAACCGCCACCACCTGATCCTTGTATATACTTGCTGTTAGTCATACTTGTACCGCTTCTGTATCTACATCACCGCTTATAACAACTGATCCTGTAAATATTTCACCATAAACAATAGGAACAGGAGTACCAGCCCTTGCTGTATTTTGCGTTCCAGAAAAATTAAATGATATTTGTGGATTATCTTCAAATGTAGGCTGCTGAGTTGGGAATAACATTTCACCGACACCATTTAAAATCATACCAGCACCAATAGCACTTAGTCCTGTACCAATAGCTGTACCAATTCCTGTACCAGCAGCAGCACCAAGAAAACTTGTTGTACCAAATAGTCCTGCACCTGGAAAGAAGAATGATGCACCAATTAGAAATGCTCCAGTAAGAAAACGACCAAAACCACCTCCTGCTCCTTGTATTACTGGAACAATATGAATATCTTGCTGTCCTATTGGATAATTTATTTCATCTTTATTTATTTCATAATTACCAATTTTTACCTGATAAAGTTTGGGGTTCATATATGCTTCAACTTCTGGAAAATTATTTACTAAAAAACTAATAGCTTGAGGTAAATTATGCACTTTTACTTCAAACTCTTTATGGCCTACAAATTTAGCCAATTCTCCATATAACTTTAATTTACGCAACATAACGATACCGCCCTCCTGTACATTTTAACAACCAAGGTGAGTATGGCTCTTTACAAGATAGTCTATCTGCTAAATGATGTAAAACATCCCCATCTAAGAAAATAGCCACATGATTTAATCCTTGTCCAAAGATACTCATTGCTAAAACATCACCATTTATTAATTCTTCATCTGGAGTTAGTAATCTAAAACCTCTACTTGGTAAATACCTTTCAAACACTGGATCTGCTAAAAAATCTTCTACTTTTGCTGGTCTTTGATAATCTAACAATTCAATATTTCTTTCTTCTTTATACCAATCAACAACTAATGACCAACAATCTGTTATGCCCCATACCCATTCTCTTCCTAGCAATGGAGCTTTATAACCACTTGGCTCGCAATAACCCCATTGTTCTGTCTTTGGATTAACAATATACCAAGGTAAATTAGAGTTTTCACAACTAATCAAATCTGCTTGGCTAGGAGTTGGGGGAGTAACTGGATGACTATGAACAATTCCTGTAATCTCACCGACAGAATCAGCTTTTACATAATCAACTGGATCGAGAATAAAACATTGATACGAAGTCATGGAAAGATTATTGCAGGGATAATATCTTTCTTTTCCTCTTACGTTTAACAAAAGACCAACAGATTCTTTGGGATCTTCAACTTTTGCATGACTAAGAGCAGCTTCTTTCCAATCAGTCATGGCATGAATGTACCGATAGAAGGGAATAGTTGTTTAGTACAAACTCTTAAAGGGATTCTTATATTTGCTAAATCAAAAGAAGCAGCTAATTCAAATTGAACAACAGATCTACTTTCTGCTGATTTTCTATCAATTTTATAAATTTCTTGAGGATATTCTGCTGTAGGATCTGGTGTTCCGTAAGGATTTGATTGACTTGTAGAAGTCACACTTGTTTGTTGCTGGATTGTATTTGGGTTGTTCATCGTAATTGTATTACCCATATTATTTCCGTGACTTGTACAGTAATATCTAAGGTCATTAGGAGCAGTTGGATATGCTGGTTGATAAGTTACTGTTGCATCTGTTCCAAGCGTTCCAGCATTAGTTGTTGTTTGCTGTCCTCCAGCATCAGATTTTATTCTTAAAGGATGTCCAACATTAGAACTATGAGATTGATTAAAAATATAAGTTGAACCACGTTTCATTGTTATAACTGGTTTTTGAACTCCATTTATTGCAAAAACATTATTACCGCCAGAATCTTGAACTACTGTGACAGTATATGTGACAGTTTCTACGTCAGAAGGATCTGCAATAGTTGAAGTTGTTGTCGTTGTTGTAGCAACAGGATCAAAATTAGCAGAATCTAAAAACCTAGCTAAAGTTGTCCTTCTTTTTACTATTGCACCAGTAAGATCATTTCCTGGAGTTACTTGGTTTACGTTCAACAAGATGGCAGTAATTACATTAGTAACATTACTAATTGTCAATGTAGGTCGAGGTAACTGACCATTTGCATATTTAAAACCTTCAGCTTCCATTGGTATTGCAATATAGGTATTGCCATCCCAAATAATATTTCCATTGTTTATTTCATTCGTACCAGCATGAAACCTATATGTCGTGGCAGATCCATGTAAAACTGCATCTGTTGTTAACTCAAATAACTCTATAAGTGACCCAGGATTTATTGCTTGGGTTTCAGATACAGGATTTGCCATTAGGGTTCAAATACTTGTGTAAATGT